CCCTTGGCTGAGTCAGCAATGATCGTTAACTAAAATAGACGGTCGTTTACTTCAGCAACACGTGGTCGATTACGAGTAGACAATGTCTATAAAAAAAGATTTCGTTTACAAAAATTATTTTTGTTAATCAGTTTACAATTATAAAATAATGGGTTATTATATACTAAAGATTAACAATAAGATGGATCTGAACAGGGGGTCATCTCCCCAAAATAAAAGGATCAGAAAATGAAATTTTCAGAATTAAATGAAGAACAGAAAAAGTCTTTATCAGAAACACACCCGGAATGGGTGACTCTGAATCGACTGGACTGGATGAAAGAGCATCGTCCTGAATGGGTGCAGGAAAATCACCCAGGTTTCTTAATGGACCACTATCCTGACTGGATGGTAGAAAATCATCCTGAGTGGGTTATGGAATATTATCCGGAGACCCTGGCCGAAAACCGTCCTGAATGGATAGCTAAAAATTTTCCTGAGTGGATGGCACTTAATCATCCCGGCTGGATGGCAGATAATCATACTAATTTTATGATTAGGTATTATCCACTATGGATGCAGCATAACCGAGCAGATTTGTTAGCTGATCTGGATCTCGTAATCCCTTCCAGATTTATTAAATAATAAAGGAGAAAAACTAATGCACACTTCAGAAATAGATTGGACCGAACTGAAAGACAGAATTTCTAAGGACCTTAAAATTGTTTTTGATTTGGAAATAAAAGTTAGCAGAGATAATAAGGTTCTATTCATCGGTAATGATATTTCAGATAAAACAGGAATATTATCTGTTTTATTTAGAGATGTTCGATTAACCTGTTCAGATAGTACTTATTTTCCAGAGGAACAGATTTTAGCAGTAACGATCAGTTTCCGCTGGTCCTATAAAGGTTCAGGATATAATGGCCGGGATTTCCTGAATGCCTGGTATAACTTTAAAACAAAGTCCTGGGAATTTCAAGAAATGTAATTACCTTGATACCTTCGTGGAAATGTCAGCTAACTACCTTGATGCCTTGACTGCCTTGTCTAAAATGTCAGTTTATTTCCTGGGATAGACGTCGTTTACTTCAGTAGACAGTGTTCGCTTGGATAGACGGGGTCTACTTCAGTAGACAGTGTTCGCTTGGATAGACGGGGTCTACTTCAGTAGACAGTGTTCGCTGGAATGAACAACGACCACTGACGTCGACGGGCGTCTACTTCAGCAACCAATGATCACGGGAGTCGACGCTGTCAACTGAGATAGACGACCGTTAATTTCAGTAGACGGCTGAGAGCTCGAGTGTCCGCTGTCAACTGAGATAGACGACCGTTAATTTCAGCAACCGGTGTCGACCCTTGTAGACGGCGTCTACTGAGATAGACTGGGTCAATAATTGTAGACGATCGTCTACAAAAATAATTTTCGTTAATAAAAATAAACTGCATAAAAGGGGTTTACAAATATAAAAAAAGGGCTTATTATATATTTAAAGATTAACCAGGAGGTTAATTAAAACCGGGGATAAACCCTCCCCAAAATAAAAAGGATAAGATCATGACAAAAAAAGCTACCTCCACCAAGGCAACCACCGCAAAAAAAGCTAACACTGCAAAAAAAGCGGCAACCATCGTCGCTCCTCCAGCGGCAACTGTCCACCCGGAATCCCGGGGTAAAAATGGTCAGACCGGCCGGGGAGGCAAGGGCTGGAAAATGGAATTTATTAAGGACAGGTTTGACAGGCTCCTTGACGGCAGGGTAAAAAATATCCGGCGGGCCTTCCTGGCCGAAATGATAGGCTCAGACGAACGTAACACCCACATAATGATCAGTAAGATTCAGGAGAAGGGTGGCTACCCGGATGTGGATTATAACAGGGCAGATAAGGCTTATTTCCTGAAAAAATAGGCCGCCCCTACCCTCCCCAAAATACCGGGGGGGGTATTTTTTTGCAAGGGCAGTAGACGGTCGTCAACATAGGTAGACGGCTGTTCGTTTCAGTAGACAGTTGTCTACTGTCCGCTGACAAAGTCTACTGAGATAGACAGTCGTCGATTAGTGGAGACGGTCGTCGGCTGAAGGGGACGCTGTCAATTAAAGTTGACGGCGGTCGGCTGACAGCGGAAAAGCCCGAAAAAGTTTTTCGAAAAAGGGTCGCGGTCTACCGTCCCATTAAATTCATATTTTATCCAAATCAGCTTATCCTCTATATTTTCCATTTCTCCTGAATCCAACCATCCTCTATATTTTTCATTTCTCCCAAATCCGCTCTCATCTTAAATTTCAAAAATTTCCCAAATCCAGCCATCATCAATATTTCAAAAATCCCCTAAATCAAAGCAACCGTCGTCAATCCCCAATTATCAACTCTCAAAATACGAAATACGAATACCCACGATATTTCAACCTGAATAATAAAAAAGTATTTACGTACTGTTTGTAGTATGGTACATTATCAGTTAACAATAACTCGAGTTGTATCCATATATACACCAGCATCCATATTTACACCAGCATCAGCAACAACACCTTAAAGACAAAGGATCACAGTGTTCAATTTAAAACATGCCGAAGAACTGTCTGAGCACGATGTCAAATTATCCATTGACTTTTGGAAAAGTATTGAAGACGAAAGCCTTCAAGAAACTTTCTACGACCTTCCATTCCTTTCAGACTCAAGATTCAGTAAGCTTCCCATAAGAGACCAAAAATTCATCCTTGGCTATACCCTAAAAGAGAACAAGGGTTTTGCCTATGCGGATCTTTTTCGATTCGCTTCTGGGCAATGGGACACTTGCTACCCAACTGCTCAAGCACGCTCCCTGCAACTTCGAAACACACCAGCTATTCGATATTATATCGAACAAATTGAAAGTGAGCGTGTTAGAAGAATGGGTTACACAGTCAATAGAATTCGTCAGGAGGAGACCATCCTGGCTTACTCGGACATCACCGATTTTCTTGACGACACGGGACTTCTATGCAAGAATCCGAAAGAACTGCCCCCGGAAGCACGACGTGCAATCAAGTCGATTGAAGTTGTGGTTTCTCCTGAAGGCGAGACCAAATACAAGGTGAAACTGTGGGATAAGGGGCAAGCTTTAGCTCGCATGGAACGGATGAAAGGCCTGAACAAGGATCAGCTGGAGACGAACAATACCAATAAAACGATGACCACGCTGATCACGTCCGACATGGATCCGAAAGACGCTTCCAGAGCCTACTCTGAGATGTTGAAGGGCAACGTATGACCCGAGCGACAATCCAAAAGCCGCAATGGCCGCCGAACTACACTGAGCTGTTTATGGAACGGCAAGCACGGTTCCTGCAGATTAAGCAGGATCCCATGCTTCAGTTGGGTTCGTTGGCTTATTATAAGGATAACCCAATTGACTTCATCAATGATTGGTGTATCACTTATGACCCTCGAAATGCGTTCTTGGGCTTGCCTACGTTGATGCCGTTCTATCTGTTTCCGAAGCAGAAGGACCTGGTGCAGTTTCTGCACGAGTGCATAAAGGATCAGGAATCCGGATTGATTGAGAAATGCAGAGACATGGGTGCGACTTGGGTGGCAGTGGGGGTTTCCGTATGGCTGTGGGCGCTGCACGACGGTTCCGCTGTAGGGTGGGGTTCTCGAAAGGAACAACTCGTTGATAAGATTGGTGACCCGGATAGTATCTTCGAAAAGATACGGATGGTCATACAAAATTTGCCCTTCTGGTTTCTACCCGTGAAGTTCGATTTCTACAAACACTCGTCCTTTATGAAGATCTCTAATCCGGAGAATCGTGCAACGATCACTGGAGAGGCTGGAGACAACATTGGTCGAGGGGGAAGAAAACTGATTTACTTCAAGGATGAGAGCGCACATTACGAACGCCCGGAGAAGATTGAAGCTGCACTTGGTGACACGACGAATGTGCAGATCGATATCTCCAGCGTGCATGGATCTGGAAATGTGTTCCATAGAAGAAAACTGTCCGGGGAAGTATGGGAGCCAACGCAGATAGGAAGACCTAAACGGGGAACCACGCGCGTCTTTATAATGGATTGGCGGGATCATCCGGCAAAGAATCAGGCTTGGTACGACGCAAGACGAGCCAAAGCCGAACGAGAAGGTCTTCTACATGTGTTCAGCCAGGAGGTGGATCGAGATTACTCCGCGGCAATCGAAGGTATTCTTATTCCTGCTGTTTGGGTGCGTGCGGCCATTGATGCTCACATTAAGCTCGGAATAGAGATTGAAGGTGCGAAACGGATGGGGTTTGACCCGTTCGATGAAGGTGGAGATACTCATGCTGCAGTAGCGCATCATGGTCCGCTGTGTTACTTCGTGGACAAGTGGTCCGAAGGAGACGTCGGGCAAGCTACGTCGAAAGTTCTGAGTCTCTGTAAAGAAAAGAAAATTCGATTCATGAACTTTGACGGGGTCGGGGTAGGTGCTGGAGCAAAGAGCGAGTACAATCGACAGAAGGACAACGGGCATATTCCGAATTGGTTGTTCGTTAATTCGTTTATTTCGCAGGCTCGGGTGCAGAAACCAAATGAACACATTATCGTGGATGATCCTGAAAGCCCAATGAACAAGGATTTCTATTTGAACTTGAAAGCTCAAGCTTACTGGAACGTACGGCTGTCCTTTGAACGAACGTACAAAGCCGTTTATCAGAAAGAAGTATACGACCCAGCTGAATTGATCTTTCTGGATTCTACGATGCCTCTTTTAGAGGAACTGGTTACAAGTTTAAGTCAGCCTACGTACGTCAATCAACAGGGTTCCGGAAAGCTTATGGTCAATAAGACTCCAAAAGGAACGAAGTCCCCCAACCTGGCTGACGCGTTCGTTATGGGGAAAACAGAAATCATTGTCTTTAATCCCAGTGACTGCGTGGTTATTTGCTGCCCTGGCGGTTCAAAGATAGAAGAAAGAGTGGCCGTATGAGTTGGAATATTTTTAAACAGAAAGCTGCTCCACCATTGCAGGAAGTTGGCCTTGCTGGAGTTAAGATCAGCAATGGGTATGTCTTCGATGAATTTTTACCGCAGCTTCAGGGAGAAAAAGGTCGGAAAGTATTTCGAGAGATGCGGGACAATGATGACACGGTTAGTTCCATTGTTTTTGCTATCGAAATGGTCTTACGAGCAGTTGAGTGGAGAGTCGATGAAAATGAAGTTTATCGAGGGACAGCAGAATCTCTTGCTCAAAAAGAATTTTTAAAAAGTGTTCTTTTCGATGATATGAGC